AGATACGCGAGAGACTTCCGGACACCGTCTTTTGGCACAACCGCACCTCTTACGCTGACCTAGACGCCTTCGTGAAGGCTGAGTGGAAGGACAGAGATTCCACCACAGCCGATGCCACTTTCTACGATTACCATCAGGGCGCTCCTGGTCTTCTCTTTGAGCAGATGCTCTTTGAACGGTTCGGTTGTCCTCCCGATCTCCTCCGTGAGTACATTCGCACCAAGTTGGACACCACTTGTTTCCTCGGCCACATGGTGATCATGCGTCTCACTGGCGAATGGTTCACCCTCGACGGTAACACTTACTACAATTTGGCCGACTTTCTCCTTCGCCACCCTCAGTGTCTGGCCAATCTCCTCGCGCCTAAAGGGGACCCCACTCGCCGGGCTCTGTTAGTCGTCGGTGACGACCGTACGTACAATGACGCCTTGGAAGATCCCGGTGAAGCCTTCCGTTTCGCTCGCTCATCTCCACCTCAGAAGTACGAGGTCGCAAGGACCTCCTCATTTGTTAGTCTCCTGGTCACTCCCCGCGGCGTCATCAAAGACCCAGTTCTCTTGATGTTACGTCTTCACTACCACGAGGTCAGCGGCCGTCTGCCCATGGTTATAGCGTCCTACTATCTTGAACACTTGATCGGCCTTGAGTTGATTCGCAACACCCCAGAGTGGTTCTCCGCTGAGCAGATCGAGGCTTTTGATCGCAACTGCCGCACTTTCTGCAAGCACAAGCGTCACATCCCGTCCTTCATGCTGGGCACAGCCACTGCGATCCAGACCCCCCTTTACAAGTTGTTCAGTCCGGACCGTCGCTCATTGTTCATGAGGATGCGTCGTGCTTACATGACCCGTGATCCTTCCTTCAGTCAGCTCCTTTTCTCCCTCGGAGACAATTGGGATGAAGCATTAACTTTAAAAGTCCTCAATGTATTCAATCTGTATTCCTCCCAACATGACTTACTCCGGCCCGCATTCCACTCCCAAGTACTCTCAGAATGTCGCTTTCAATTTCCCAGAGCTTAGATCATGTACGCCTCCCGCCCCCCGACCCCCAGTCCCACGCAAGTGTTCTGGATGTCGTTTCGACATCCCAATCTACCCCCCCCCAAGAGAATTTGAGGTCAAACACTGTGGCCAGAGCTTCCAGGGAATCTGTTTTGGTCCTCCCCACGACACCACTTTCCTCATCCGACGAAGGGGACACGACTTCGTTGCTTCTAGCAAGAAAGCCGCCGCTATCAGAGCAGTTACAGCTGACTGCTATTTGGCTCCTTCTAAGGATAGCCCAGGACCAGTTGGAGGAGAAATTCATCCTCCCTGTGGATGTGCAATCTGCTCTAGAACCAATAGAGCAACTCCAGTCCCTCCCCACACCCCTACCATCCCGGCCATCGACTCCTATTCCGCATACCTCCGAGCCAAGTTCGCCGGCACCCCAACCTGCCGACCTTTCTGAGTTGCCCTATACATGAATACCAATTTTGAAAACATCAAGCCGGCCTCCTCTGCGGCACCAAACAATTCCTCTCTTTCCATTTCTACTTTAGTTCCTGTTTCAACTGCCCCCATAGAATCATGGATCCCCGGGTCGACAACTGCGATAATTTCGGACGGTACCGGGTCCCTTAC